GTGCATTGGCTGTTCCACCAACATTTGCTCCAAAGTCTGCTGCTGCTTTTGAAGCAGAGTCAACCATGTCTCTCCACTTATATAATGCAAAACCACCAGCAGCCGCTGCTGCTGCAAGTGCAGTAAGTCCAATGGTTACTGGTCCACCAGCACCGATCATTGGCAACATTGAAAGAACAGACATTCCCATTCCTGCACCAGAAATTAATCCAGATAGTTCTGGACTTTGACCAACTCCAGGAATCATTGGGGCCATCGTCATTGCTCCACCAATTGCTCCCATACCCATTCCAAGTCCCATTCTTCTTTGAGACTTCATACTTTCACCAAGTGGTGATCTTTTAGCATCTGTTCCAGATACTTCTTCAATATTTACTGGTATTGGTTGGTCTGCTGAAAACTGCCCACCTGGATAAAGAACTTGTGGGCTAGCTGGATGTGGCCTATTAGCAGTATCTCCACCAGACTGATATCCTCTAATTATTCCACCATTAATAGCGTGAAGAAGACCAAGGTTATCTCTTGTGGCTTCTTTATTAATAACAAATTCGCCAGGGGTGAGCATTGCTGGTACTGTATCTGTATTTCCAGTTCCTGGAACTATATTTTGACCAGATATTGTTGGAGAAAGAAAACCACCAGTATTAAAGCCAGGATATTCTGAAGAAAGGAGTTTTGCCTTAATTCTTTTAATACCCTGGTCTTCATCCTCAATAGATAAGATTTTGATTGCTGCATTATGAAGAATTCTTTCTTTTTCTGAAGTTCTTCTACCCATATATTGTTGATTTTCTAATGCAACAATATCATCAAGATTTGCTCTTATTGTGCCTCTAGGAGTTTGTACTTCAATAATAGTTGGAATATATGATTCATATTCACGAATTGCAGCTTTGTGTTTTTTGATACTTCTTTTACGACTTTCTATAAATGCAGCTGTATCTTCAATATATGCTTCTAAACCTGTTCTTCCTATTCCACCAAAATGACGACGTTCTGGTGCCCAAGATGGAACATTCTCTATTCCCATTTCCTTAATTCTTCTAAGATTTTTAGCATCCTTTTGTTGATTTCTTTGATCCATAGCAAGGAATGTGTAAGCTGCTTCATAATCTTTTCTTAATTTGCTATTAGAAAGGTGTCGAATTACATCGGTATCTGTTGTAGAGAATGATGCAAGTGATCCAAGAGACATTGTTGACCCTACTTCAGGAAGTTGAGTAAGCCATGTTGATCTCTGTAGTGTTTCTGCTGCCTTGCTCTTTCTAAATCCACCTCTGAATAAAGCTGGATTTTGTTTCATTGTAGCTGTTGTAGATGGTTGAGCAGAAATCCAATTTGTAAATAACTCAACAGTTTTTGCATTAAATCTTCCATAGAATGAACGAGACTTATTAACTTGTCCACCAATCATTCCACCGCTATTAAGTCCTGGTACATTTATAGATTCTGCTGTTTTTGATCTAAGAGCTTGGATTGTTGATCCTGTAACTATTTTGCCAAAGCGTTTTTCATCAATAATCCCACCAGTACCTCTAATTCTTGCATTAATTTTTGTTGCAGCAACTCTTGCAACACTCAAAGCGTCTTTTTCTGTTATGCCTTGAGACATTAGGAAGTGAAGTAAAGAAATCATATCTGATGCCTCAAGATCTACCCAATCACTTCTTGTTGCTCCACCCCCAGCTGCACCAATTTTGGTATTCCATTTACCTTCAATCATGACAAATTGATTTGCAAGTAAATCATATTCTTTTCCTGGATTTAATCTATTAGCACCTACTAAATTCAATCCCGCTAATTGTGAAAAACTTCTTTTTGGCGCAGATCTCCCTGATGGTGCGTTACCATGTCTACTATAAAACTGTCTTGAATAAATATGACCGATAACTTTACTTCCTCTACTTCTTCCTCTATCAATTGTTGCTTGTGGTAAATGCATTTTTTCTGGATCTGCTATTTGCCAAAATCTTCCTTTGCTACTTGCTGGACTTGTTCTTTCCATACTTGAGTATGAAATTGATCCAGGTTCGAATGCCGCTCTTGAAGATGGCCCGTGGCCTCTAACTGCTGTTCTTAATCCACTAATTAATGATGTGGATCTCTTAAATAGATTTACAAGACCACCTAATGCAAATTCTTGTGGCTCGCCTAAATGAACTCTTGTTAGACCAGGAACATCTTTAAGAATTTTTTGATAACTAAATCCTAATGGTGAATAATCTTCTGTTAACCCTGGCCTTATGCCAATGTCTTCACCATATCCTAGTGCGCTACCCTTAATAACATAGATCATTCTTCCTCTACTATCTCTTACTTCAGAGATATTGTCAGAGCCAAATTCGCTTCTTAGTAGTGGCCCATGAACACTTTCTGATGCACTAAGACCCATAGAAGACTTAAGACGCTTAATAGTATCTGTTGGAAGAGTATATCTTAGTGCCCCTCTTTCTCTCATCAATGTATCAAAAAGTGTTTCAAGACCAACGTCATTATATGCTTGTCTAACTTCACTATAAAGGTCTGGATCAGATATTGTTTTTGAACTAAGTCTTCCTATTCTTGATGATACGGAAGATGCTAATCTATCTGCTGCTTGTGAGGATGTTATTCCTAATCCAGCTAGAACAACTTTTGCTGATGGAACCTGATCAAATGTAGACTGATAAAAATCAACCATACTTGTTAGTGCTCGTACATCTTCTTTTGAAGCTCTTCCAAATCTTAGATCTTTATTAACATCGGCTGCAAATTGTCCTTTTCCAACTCCAACGTTGGCTGACATTGCAGAAAGTACATTAACTCCAGCTCTTGACTTCATTCTTCTAGAAAGAGTTTGTAGGACACCTGGATCACTTACTTCTGATAAAAACTTAAATGTTCTATTGCTTCCAATTCTTTCGGACTGTGATGGCCTACCAGCAAATCCCATTGCAGCAAGAACTCTAGCTTGTTCTTGAAGATTCTTTGCTACTTGTCCACCCCCAGGGCGATTGAATGGTGCGCCAAAATACTGGACACCAGGAATTGGGCCACCAGCATTTCTCTTTAACACCTCATTACCATTATTTATTGCATGTAAAAGAGGAAGATTTTTTTGAGTTGCATCTTTATTAACTACAAACTCTCCAGGAGTAAGCATTGCTGGAACAGTATCGGTATTTCCAACTCCTGGAACAGTTGCTCCCGTAGACATATAATTTATTTTGCCGCCGCGATTTCTTCTTTGTTTTCTTGGTGGTCTTGCTCCTGCACCAGTTGCAGCAGCAGCAGAAGGTCCAAAGAAGACGTTGCTAAGTTCAGCGGTTTGTAATTGCTTTGCAATTAAAATATCATAGGCTTCTGATAGATTTTGAATAGCTACTCGTGCATTTCCAGCTGCTGCTACCTGCTCTAATAATGCGGCATTTGCTGCATCAGTAGCAATACCAAGCTGTTGTGCGGCACCAGCAGCCTCAATTTCTTGTAGTCCCATATATCTTAATGATTGTGATACCGCTTGAACTGCACCAGATATTCCGCCTTTTCCAAGACCCTTTATAGCTACACCAATAACACTTCCAAACTTTACTAAAGTTCCCATCAAGTTCATTAACAAGCCCAAGAACATAGTTCCTGCTGGGATAACTACTCCAGTTATAATTGTTGCAAGTGCAACAAAGTTTTTAGCACCGTCTGGCAACTTATCAAACATTTCAAATAGTTTTGAGAAAAAGTTAATAATTGGTGTTGATATTTTCATAAACATTTCACCAAGTGGTGCGATAGACATTTTAAATCTTTCCATGGCAGCCATATACTTTGTAGATGTTGCCTCAGAAATAACGCTTAGTTCTCTTTCTGCTGATGTAGCCATTTGCTCTGCTGACAAACCAGCTAATTGTAAAACTCTTGATGCCTGAGTTCCGTCTTTAATAATGTTGTCAAACAATGCTCCAAGTCTTGCGTATTGGTATTTACCAAAAAGTTCTTCCAATGCCTGCTGACGAGTAAATTTATCAAGTTTAGAAATCTCTTCTGCAAAGGCTGTTACTGTTCCCATTAAATCGCCACGATTTGTTTGAACGATGTTTGTTATATTAATTCCCATCTTTTCTAATGTTTCAGTAGCTTTATTTGTTGGATTAATTAATGATGCAAGACCAGATTTTAGAGCGTTTGCTCCTTGAGCAGCACTTACACCACCTTCTTGCATAGCAGCCATCATTGCAGCAAGATCTCTTACGTCACCACCTAAACCAACAATTACTGGCGCTACTCTTGGAATTGCTCCAGCTAGGTCTTGTAGGGTAACAACTGTTTGGTTTTCAACTGCGTTTAAAAAGTTAATTTCTTTTGTTAAGTCTGTTGTAGAAAGCTTAAAAGCATTTTGTAAGGCTATAGTTGCACTTAAAGCTTCTCCTTGCTCCATTTGTCCCAGGGTAGCAAGCCTTGTAGCCTCAGTCGTTGCAGCAACAAGTTCAGCATTTTTTGCACCAGCAGCAGCAGCCTCAGCCGCCAGCCCAATAGTGTCTTTTACTGCAATTCCATATTTAGTAAATTCAACAGCAAGACCTTCAACTGCCTTCATATTTTGTTCAATTTCTTCTGGAGTTGTAAATGCATCTCCATATACTTTTTTAAATCTTACTGCTGCCTGCTCAATTTCTTTAAATGTTTTACCTGCGGCAGCACCAAAAATTGTAAGTGGAACAGTAAAACCAACCATCAACTGGCGACCAGCCCACTGTGTATTCTTACCGAAGTTAATCATTGAAGTTGTTGCTTGACGCAACATTGCACGATGAATAGCTAGTCTTTCATTTGACACCATTGCACTATCATTAAATGCCTGTAGTGGCCGTATTGCAATAGCATCTCTAAAACCATTTGCAGCGGAAGTTGCACTAACAAATTGTGTTTGAAGCGACTGAACTCTAGAATTTGCTAAAGATAAAACTGCTGCTGCCTCAGCACTGTTTTTTCTAAACTTTGCATTAAAATATTGACCAAGAGTTGCTTGACCTTTTGTAAGAGTTTGATCAAGTCGTTTTGCAGATGTTTCCATCTTAATTTGCTGTGCAGTAAATGCTCCTGTAGCGTTTGCAGCAGCCAGCAGCGTTTCGCTAAAGCTTCTTGCGGCTTGAGCGTGAACAATATTGTTTTTATTTAATGCAGTATTGAAAGCATTTATTTGTGACTGAAGATTGCGAAGTTGTGCAGCAGCATCACTAGTATTAATCGCAATATCAATAACTGCTTTAGTTGTTGCCATCAATTACCTCATAGTCTAGACCAGCACCAATACCGAACCCTGCTCTTTGTGCAGAGTATCCTTGTAGGCCAACGATATCGTATGGGTCAGAAGTTTTACCGCCGCTTGCAACTCTTGCCTTCATAGCTTCCCATGGATTAATCTTTCTTTCTGATTCACCATCTATGTTTACACCCTTGAGGGCAGCAAAGAATTTTTTATTTTCATAATCTTCTTTTTGCTTTGCCTCAAGAACTGCAACCAATTCTGGCATTGAAAGACTATCCTCCATTTCTTGGTAGTCCTTCCAGTGACCTAGTAGGAATACCCGTGATTCTATGGCGACTAAATCTAGTTCGTCCCAGCTAGAGCCGCCGCTAGTGCGTTTGGGTCGTTCAACTTAATCCCTGCTGCTATTTCAATAATCTTATAAATTGTTGGTAAGTCAAGAACGTCCTCTAAGTGATCCTTTGTAGCAATTTCTGGATTATACTGCTTCATTGCAATTACAGCACAATCTAGAAGAAGATCCATTGACTTAATGTTGTCTTCAGCAATCTTTTCATCACCGATCACGAAGAAGTGAAATTTTTAGTGGTCGCATACTAATATTTGTTCCGTCAATTAGCTGAACTTCTACTATTTCGTATACAGATGTTGCCATTAATCCTCCTAAATACTCTTAAATTATAACATAAAACAGTTTAGCCCACCTTTTGGGTGGGCTAAACCATAGTTATTTATTAAGATTAAACTGCACCAGAATAAGCAACTACACGATCTACGATCTTTCCGTAGGAACCGTTAGAAGCAGGCATTAAACGGAATGTTACTTCAAACATAGAAGCCTCATCACGCTTTGCACTTACTGTAACGCTCTCAATGGATAGAACTCGCAGAGCAGCATAAACACGCTCAATAGCTGCATTACCAGTTGCGGCAGGATCACCTGTGCCTGGTCCTACAGCGATAAGAGCACGCTCTAGTGGAACTTCACCAAGATTTCCAGACTGCATGTTAAATGCTGATCTGTTAGCATTGGTTGTGTCAAGATCTCCAACACCAGCAGCAGTAGCAATCAGTAGATTCTCTAATGTTGCTTCAGCAAATGCTGTAACAAGATTAACCTGCATACCCTGCTTGTACATACGAGCAACGTCAAGTAGCTGATCAACCTGAACCTCACCGAAATCTGGCTGGAACTGAACCTCAAGACCGTTCATTGTATATCCAACATTTGTCCATGTAGCGGAAGCTGACGCAAGTGTATCTGCATATCTTGCACTAGCACTGAAAGCTGGAATGCCGCTTGCGCCGCCTCCAGAGAATCTGTACTCTGCATTTGCTCCTGTGCCGCTGTAATACTCTAATGGACCACCGTTGGCAACAAACACCTGTGCTGCACCAACAATAATATTTCTAGCATCACCTAGAACTGCCATATCTTTCACCTCTTTTAATAGGATTGTTTGGCGTGGGGCGTTTCCTCGTATTCATTATATACTGTTATTTAAACATTATTATAGATATTTGCAATATGATAATCATATCTGATAATTAACTCTGTTGAATATTCTTTTTTAGCACCAGAATCTTTTGTAGAAGACCCAACATATTTTAATTGTGAGACATTTATGCAATGAAAAAAATATTTATTATTATTAAATGTTCCGCAAAACTCATTGATATCATTTGCAGCAGCATCTTCACGATCAAGAACGTTAGCTATAAAATCTCTCCACTCATATATCTCAGCAATAGATCCTTTAATAGAATACATAAGTTGACCAGATTTAATTGGATAAAAATATTTATTAGTTGATCTTGCACGAATAAATGAATCATATATAACGTATGGCTTATTTCCCCATGCAGCATCTCCAGCCTTTACATCAGTTATAGGGAAAAATGGTACTGTCCCACCATATTGACTATATATAGCAGGTTTTGCTAATTGAAACTGTTTCCATACATATTTATTTACTGCTACGTCTGGATAATCACTCATATATATCACCTACTGGCATGTTTTGTATCCAAGAAAGTGCTGTTGCCCTTCCTCTTTGTAAAGCATTTCCAGATTTCATAGCTGCATTAAAATTTTGTTCATATGGTTTTGCATCCATAAAATACTGATAAAACCTTATTGCTCTTAAGTATACCTCATCAAAATAATTATTGTAAAATTCTTCAAATTGATTGACAAAAGATCCGCGAACTTCTGGTCCTCCAGGATTTTCTATAACTATTGGACCAGCCCTAAAATATTCAACTCCATCTATTTCAAAAAATAATGCCTGAGCTTCTACCTCTTGAATTACAACAGGAATACCCTCTTCCATAATTCTTGCCTTTTCATAAAAGGGCTGATTAGATGTATCAGATGGTGTTTCAGAATTTAAAAATTCAGAAGTAATAATCACATTATTTTTGGATATTGATTTTTTTAATTCAAATAATCTTGAATTTGAATCTCCCACTCTTCCCCACTCATATACATGATGAAGCATACCAGGATTAACTCTTGCTAGCTGATCTAAATATTCATAAAATCCATCTACACTCATTTTTGCAATTTTTGATGTTACTGTAATTTCTTGTGCTTTAGTTTCTTTTAAGAAACCATCAGTATATGCCACAAGATTATTCAAAACTTTCATTGCTTTTTTTGATTCTATTTTTGCTTTAGGCATTATAGCTCCTGACTATCTGCCCTTACACAACGAACTCTATATCCCATGATGCTATTTGAAACATCAAGCATTGGCTCAACAGCAGAAATTTCAAAAACAGTGGCAGTACTTGAATCTTCTTTCCAAACTATATTTTGAGAAGCATCTTTAATATTAGTAATTAATATATCTGTTACTCTATATGTTGTTCCAGATGTGGCTAATTGAATATCTTCAGCTGTTCTAAAGTTAACTACAATATCATATTCAATATTATTTTCAGAATTAAGGAAGCCTGGAGTTCTTGAATTAGGATTTTGTTTTATTGCTGAACATTTTACCGATCTATCTTTTGACCATGTTCTAGTAACTTCACCAAAATCATTTTGTTGCTTTGTTGCATAATATATGTCAGCAGACATTGGATAGAATAGCTGATTCATACCAGCAAACATTTAAATTACTCCTGGTACAATTTTATTTTTGTATGGAGATAAAATTTTGTCAACAGTTAGGTTTCCTGTTCCAGAACTAGAACCTTTCGCAAATTGAACACGATATTCGGTATTATCAAATAGTTCAATATATTTATTAATATACTCCATGGAATTATTAACAATATCTTTTACTAAGAGGTAGCAGGCTTTTTGAATGTCTTCTGGAATAATTCTATATCCAAAGTCTGCATCAATTAGATAATCATATCCATTAGCAAATGCTGCATCAAGATATCTGTCTCTCCAAACCTTTGGATATTCTATTTTATTATGAATAACATCAATGGGAATAATAGATGACTTATCTACACTAATTTTATACAAATTCATATCTTCATCCGAAGAATCATGAATAAGTTCTCCATTTTCATACATCATATAAAGTGATTGTATTTTTTCGTTAATTGGTAAATAGTCAAGGCCCATTCCAGAAACTTCTTTTTCTTTTCTTACAAATAGGAATGGCCCAACTTCTGATTCTATTATCATTCTTGCAATAGATTCAGCTTTTATAATTTCTGATGTTGTTTTTCCTAAATCTGTTGCTGCGGCATTTATATCACAATATGGTCTTAAGACATTAATTCCTGTTGAATAAACTAAGCTTGTTCCATTATAAATAAGTGCCTCTAGATTTCCTGAATATGTAAGATAACGAGAATTTAGTGTAAAGATAACTACACCAGACGCATTTGATGTAGCGGAAGCAGAAAATGAGTCACCTAAAATAACATCATCATAATATATTGTATAAAGAGTATTTGGACTCAAAGTAAATGATGCCTGTATAGACGTTGTGTTGGGAAGTCGTAGAATTTCCATTTATACTCCATATGCGCTAGCAACTTCTTGGGGAGTTGCTAATCTAACTTTATTTGTTATTTTCATCCAGGCTTCCGCATCAGAAGATGTAGTTATATTATAACCCTTTGATAATCTACCCAATTTTTTATCAAATAATCCATTTTCTGCAAATATAGCTACTTTACCTGACATATAAATAATTATATCACTACAAAATGAAGAGAGGGGGCATTTAGCCCCCCCCCAACAATTATTTACTTATTACTTGCTGCCGTAAGCAATTGCATCAGTTTCTTCAACCTGAACACCGAAACGGACAAAGACGGTGTACTCAACAGTATCCTTCTTTGGCTTGAATTCACGGTGAACAACAACATCTCTCTGGAAGCCCCAAATACGGTTTTCGGGGAAAGTGAGAGAGACATAATCGTCGGGGAAGTAAGGAACCTCAACAATTGGAAGACCGAGTACACGATACTGTACTGGTGCGCCAACGATCTGTGGGACCGTTCCGTCAACAATTCTCTCTACGATTCTTTCAGAACTGAAGTTGCCTGTCTGAGCCAACTGATTGAGTAGGCTTGACATGGTTGGGCTACCTGTGTAGAACTTCATTGCAGAGCGTGAGCCGCGATACTTGCGTGGCATGGCAAGAACAATATCCTGTAGATCCTGGACTGTCCATGCTGAACCACTGGAAGTAACGGCTGTTGCCTGATTTCCAGTTAGCTCCTTTGCATGGAATCCCTGCATGATGCTAAGGAATGAGTTTGTTCCAGCACCAGTACCATTGATAGCAAGATCCTCTAGGTCGTTAGCAAATGCTCTTGTCATTGTACGAACTAGATGATCCTCAAGTGCTGAACCCTCTAGGTTGTCCTCAAGGGCTTCAGTTGAAACTTCCCAATCAAGTCTAATCTTCTTTGTTGTGATTTCGACCTTTGTGAAAGCAACTGCTGCATTTGTATAAGTGCCATCAGCCTGGTTTGCTGCACGAATGACACGCTCACCGACATTTAGCTTCTCAAGTTCAGCGGTATTGGAACGCATTGTTACTCTGCGACCATCCTGTGCTAGAACCTGCTGCTCCCAAATGTATTCGATGAACTGGCGAGACTGCTCAGGATTGAGAATACCGCCGTCGTCAGTTGTGCTACCAACTACACCAAGATCGTAGAGCTGAGGATTAGTGACACCACCAATACCACCAGATACTACGGCTCCTGCTGCGGCTGCCTTTTCTAGAATTTCATCTGACATTTTTTTCACCTCCTGGTTTATTACCGATATAGGTCAGCGGAATTGAGGAAACGACCGCCCCACATCGACTTATTTAGTTGTATTTCCTGAACGATCCCGCCAAGATCGCCAGACTTACGGACTGCTGTATCGGCTTCTACGTCATCAATACGCTGTCCAAACTCACTAATGTTTCCCTTTACCTCATTTACTGATCCCTTTACAACGTCAATCTCTCCGTTTACGGATTGAACTGACTTCTTAAGTTCAGCTATTTCAGCTCTAAGGGATTTGATTGTCGTAGACAAATCTCCAAAAGCTTCTACTAGAGAAGCCTTGACTTCATCAACTGATTTTGCCAAGTCTTCGTTGCTATTTGTAGGAGTTGTGGATTCTTCGTTAGCTTCTTCTTCTACAACAATATCCTCAACAGAAGTTTCTGATTTTTCAACAATTTCCTCAGTGACCTCTTCAATAACTTCTGCTGGTTCTTCTGCTGGTTCATCAGCAGGCTCTTCAACAACGTCCTCATCTGCAACCTCTACGTCTTCTTCAACTAGTGGTTCTTCAATAGTTTCTTCAGACTTAACAACAATGTCTTCTGCGGCTACAGCTGATCTCTTTCGTGTTCCTGCCATGCTAATCCCCTCCTTATCGTTATTTTCAGCAATTGATTTGGCTAATTCGTCAATCGCTTCTCTATTATCAGATTCTTCATCTGAACCCTTTTTAAATGATTCAAATAGATTACGAATTGTATCAGATTTACTAACATCATTGCTTTCTACAAAACCAATATTGGTCATTGGCTTGTTGCAATCTGGACAAGACATATCATTTTTTGAACTAAGTAAAACCATGTCGTTCTTTGAGCACCAATAAACACTTTCCAAGTAGTTCTTTTCAATATTCTCAACATCTTGGTCGGCAAACTTTTGAATTGAAACAATGTCTGCCGCTGGACAAGCTGGATTATCTACAATAGAAAGCTCATCAAGTTCATAATCTTTGATAAGTCTTGCTGGACCATTTGCGCCCTTAGTATAAATATCTTCTGAATCTTTAATTCTTCCGCCAATAGAAAAACCAGTTAGAATCTTTTCATTAATCTTGTGCCAGGTATCTTCTGCGCCCTTTGAAATATAAACGTCTACAAAGATTCCGTTGTACAAGCCACCAGAGTCTTTATCAAAATATTTATCTTGTTTAAATGAAACCATCTTTCCAACAGCTAGTGGCGTATGTTGTTCACGAATGTTTCCACGAAATCTTTGAAAGGCTTTTACGGATGCATCAACACTAACAATATCGCCCTGCTTATCAAGCATGTCTAATGTCGCCCATCCAGAAACGATTCTGCGTTCTTTATCTACCTTCTGAATAGGCATAGAAAAACTGATATTGTTGCCTTCTGTTGCCCAGTAAGCTTTAGATAAAATAGTCATATTACACCTATTATATACTATAATTTTATCAAATTGTTACGATGTAGATCTACCCTCGCCACCTGGATTTCTACCAGATGGGCTATTAGGTGAATCAGTTGCATTGTTCTGTCTTTCTACATCCCTTTGCCTTGTACCTCTTGTTTGTGCAAGCATTTCTGCTCTTTGTTGTGGACCAAGCTGAACTGTTTCTTGGCCGTCTGGCCTCAATGTCATTCCTAATCTTTGTCTTACTTCATTAGGAACAACAACCTGCATCTTAAGATATCTTTCATCAATTTGACTTTGAGTATTTTCGTCAGTAAGAGTAAGCTCGTCTAATTTTAATATAAACATATTTGTTTTTTCTTTAATAATTTTATTTAAAACTTTTTCAATATTTCTTTGAGCTGGTCTTGCAACTTGTTCCTTAAATGTTCTATCTGCTGCCAATGCTGCTGCGATGGAAACTCCTGCTGCTGATCCAACTTTCGACATTGGCATTTGATGAGACATTAAAATATCTTCACGATTTGACTTGCGATACCTTTCAAATGACCCATCCTGTATGCCACTTTCAATTGGCTTCATGTCAAACTCAACCTTATTATCAACAGTATCTCCTGGTAATGGAAGGAATAAGGTTCTATGATTTTGACCTCTTAGACCACTTTGCAAAAATCTAAAAAGTTTTTCTTCTGATTCATTTGAAAGTTTGCCACCCTTTAGGGTAACAATGTATCTTGGCACAGCCTTATTTTCAAAATAATCAACATTGTATCTAGCTGCTAGCTGATCTCCAACAATTGAGTATGAT